CAACTGAATATTATAGTAATACAATTATACAAAGTGATAAGATTGCAATACTTTCGCATAATGGCGATCCTCAATTCAAGGCAGTAAGACTAACACCTGCAGATCGTCAGAGAATTTTTACTGATGGTCATCCTTTAGGACGAGCAGATTTAATTGTTGAAGCACTTAAAGTCATTAAAGATGCAATTATTCAGCACATACATCCGTATTCAAATCTTCCTGTTGATAAAACAGCAATAATTGATACTCTCAACAGTATTAATTTCGATGCCATTTTACAAAAAAACATTGTAATAAACTAAAATTATTGTACTTTTGCTTTATGGAATTAATACCGAGTGAATTATTTACGGCATTTAATGATATTACGTTTTATGATAAACCGCACAAATATTTTATTGACGGTAAAGAATTAATTTCCGTAACAACACTAATACATAAGTACCAAGAAGAGTTTGATGAAGGTTATTGGTCAGACTTTAAGGCAACACAGAAGAATTTGACCCCTGAAGAGGTTTTAAGGGCATGGAAATTCATTAATAGAAAGGGGACGATAAAAGGTTCGGCAATCCATGACTATGCCGAGAACCTATTCCAAAACAAGGAATTTGAGTATCCTCTACAAATGATATTAAATGAATTTGGTTTTGATCCTGTCAGAATTGAATATGATATTACAAAAAAACATGTTGATGAGTTTTATAATAAAGTTCAGGGCAAATTAATTCCAATCCGAACCGAAATGGTGGTTTATGATAAAGAAAGTCTTATTGGTGGAATGCTTGACATATTGTTTTATAATGTGAAATGGGGTGTGTTTCAAATATATGATTGGAAAACTAACAAAAAATTTACTACCGAAGAAAAGGAAAGGCATTTACTTAATGAATTATATTTAATAGAAGACTGTGATTTAGAAATATATTCTTTACAACTTAGTCTATATAAACATATTATAGAAAAAATTACGGGTCTTAAACTCGGTAAATCATATATTGTATGGTTTTCGCACAACAATCCAACATATGAACTTATTGAAACAAAAGATAGATCATATTATGCTAAATTACTTGTTGACAACAGAATTAATGAATTTAAAGTTGCTTAAACTGATCACGTTTTCTATGTAAACCCATTTCTTCTTTATCATAATCTCCATAGATATAATTTTCAAATTTTATTAAATCTTTTTTATTACTAATTCTTACTTGTGAAGATTTACCTCCCCGACTTTCAAGAATTCTTATTTTATAGTTGTTAATATTAATATTTTTAAATAATTCGATAATGAACTTCCAATCTTGTTTTTCATGTCCAGTAAATGCAATAGAATGATGATCTTTATTTTTTATTGTCACAGACCCATCACCATCAAAAAATCCTCTAAACCAATATTGTTTTAATTCTTCGGGAATTTTATTTAATATTTGGTTAGGTGATTTAGTCTTATCACGATATTGATTTTCAATTAAAAATTCTCCGAAAATTCTACTTGATACCCAATTGATTGATATTGTCTTAGGTGTTTTTGCATATGATCCAACATTATTGCAGGTGAACGTGTTCCAATTTCCAGAAAACTGTAATATTTTTTTAAAAATTTGATTATCGTCTTCCTTTGTACTATGCTTAACTATGGGTGTTTTTGACCGATTATTTGCAAAAGTAACATGACCATCTGCCCATAATAAACCTAATATATATGCAATTTCTTTATCTCTTATATTTTCAAATAAAGAAAACATTATTCTATTTTTCATTTTATTTGTTTTAGTTTCCCATTATAATTATTTTTAAAAGCCACAACTAAGTGGCTTTTGAATTTCATTATGTATCTTTAACTAATTGATTACCAACCAACTATTAGAGATTTAAGATGCAACGCCAAGGCTGTAAAGTCAAAACAATGTTTGTTAATGCATCTTCATCATAACTATTTTCTTGGAAGTCAATACTTGTAATCATACACTGTTCCAAGAACCATTTTTCAACTTCAATACCTGTTGGATCAACTGCTTTCAATAGGATATTCTTTTTATATCCGGCTGCGTAACCCATACGACCTGTAAGAGATTCTGCGTGTAAACGAACCCATTCCATCAATTGTTGTGAGGTTGAAGGACCAATTGGATCAAGGAATGTTACTTCCATTGCTTCCCAATTATAACGTCCTGCAACGTAGTTACGTTCGTTCATATAATTTATTTCTACCGAGTTGATCTTCATGGTCGGTCTTTTAAATTTTTGAACCTTCCATACTTCGATACCTAATTCATCGGCAAATTCCGCAAAGAATCTATTTTGTCTTTTTGGTTCGTATTGAAACGGGATACCCCTAATCATTTCTCCTGCCATGTTTTTATCTGTTTAAATTTTAATACTTATTTTTTGTTTTATAATAAATACTCACGTATTTGAAAAATAAATTATAGCAGAGGTAATATTCCGGTCTTATGATATATGTTAAGTTCACATGCGGTCAATTGTGCTAAAGTTTTTCTCTTTGGCGGTGCAGGTGCTGTAATAATTGGAACATCTGGAATTTTTTTAAATTCTTCAACTGCTTCCTCAATTTTAGCATCGGTTTCAGCATCAACCAATTCCTTAATTTCTGCTTCACCGTCAACATTGTGAAATTTTTCAAGACTTTCTTTAATTTCTTCAGGAGTTTCAGCAGGTTCATTAATAAATTCTTCCTGTGCAATAACTTCTTCTTCACTCATAAGTTTTTCCTGTGGTTCTTCAAATACCTGTTTTTCTATTATTGGATTTTCGTGTGGTTCGACTTTCGGTCCTCTTCTTGTTGCCATAATATCAATATTTTAATATAATTATTTCCCATAAATACTCGCAATAAAAAAAGAGACCCACCAAAAGTAAGTGGGTCTCCCATTTAAAAAATCACAAATTATGCACCAACATCGGCAAATGATGCACCAGAAGGAGTTATTGTAAACGTAATGCCGATAAATTCAACAGCACGTGTTGGCTTTAAGAATATTTCGCCAAATAATTCATTTCTGTCAATTGTTTCAGGAGTATTAAGAGTATCATCCATTTTGATCCTGAAATCATATAGACCTCTTTCTCTCTGTATAGTATCAAGAATTGGTGTTGCTTTTGATAAGAATTGGTCAATAGTTGTCTGATCATTCTGTTCAAATACCAATCTGATTGCGATATTAGCAATAAGAACTTTAAGTTGAAGTAACAATCTACGAACATTAATTCTGTTCAAAGCACTGTCTATAACCTGCAAGGTCTTCTGTCCAAAGATTGCTGTACCTGCATCTGCGAAGTCAGCCATTGGATTAATTCTACCTGCGTAAAGTATATCACGAGCAGCCAAAGACATTTTGTATTTTGATTTTCTTGCATCAGTTGTTCCACGTTGTAGACCAGCAGGTGCAAACCAAGGGAATGAAGTATTATCAGTAAATGCCATTGCTTTTACAACTTCACCTGTAGGTGGAATATAAACATTAACATTATTCTGAGTATCTCTCATTTGTATCCAAGGGAAGTATGTACAAGCATAATTGGTGTCAATTCCTGCAGCATCAAGTAAGTCAACAATATCCTGTGCTGCCAATACATCTTGATTATTACCAATTGTCTGAGGTACTTCAATATCGGGAGCATCAATAACATAAAGTGTATCAGTTCTCTGTTTAGTTACCATTTCAATAGTGTCCTGAACTAATATATTTTCATCTGACCAATTAATACCTGGAGTTGCAAGTACGTTAATTGTTACTGCTTCAGGATTACTGAGTGTATTAATTGCTGTCTGCCATGCAACAAAATCGGTAACTGTTAAATCTAATTCAGTTGGTGCTACGCCATCAAAAATACCGCCCGGACGATATAAATCGCCATATGAACGTTGATCTCTGTTAACATTCCATCCATCGAAACCACCAGATGGGGCAACGGTGAATTTTCTTGATGCTAATGTATAATAAGGATTTAATGGATCAAGTATATCATTAACATTTTCAAATGAACCTGCACCTGCTTCAAATTGCCATCCATTATATGAACTTCCTGTTGCATTTACATCCATGTGGAAACCTTTACTTTTTGTATATCCACTTGGATCAGCACTTGAATTATTATAACCATTAAAATTAAAGAAGTTTTGATTAATACCGTCACCAACAATGCCTGGACCATCATAAGCACTTGCTGATTCACCTAAATATATTTTTGCAATTCTTTCATTTTGTGCATAGTATGTTTTATAGAATATTTTAGGAGTTATACCATTATAATTACTTGGAACACTACCATGAGTTGTTGCAGTTATTGCATAATCGTTGAAATAATAACCTTCAAAACCTGCAGGAAATGCGTCAGGTGGAATGCTATCTGCTAATTCAACCATAATGTACTTACTCTGAAGATCATATTCACCATCAACAGTACCAATGCGTTGTGCAATATAGTTTGTTGTACCTACGAATAATGTACATCTTGTATATGTTTCCAAGAAATTTGGATTTGCATCAGTATCATAAAAACTACGAACTTGTACATCAAATTCTAAAGTAATTGGATTGATGTTTGCTATACTGATTTTAATTTCTTCGTTTGCTGCATCACCGTCTGATATGCTGACAAATTTAAATAGTCTGCTTACAGTATTACCTTTAAGTTGTGATACAATCCAAGGAGTTTCTGGTGTTTTGAATTGTGTTTTATAATCATTATATAAATTTGAATTACAATTAATCAATATGGTATTAATTGCATAACCATATCCTTCAGCATCGATTTTTCTAATCAAGTTTGGATAAATTTCCTGAACCCAAATCTTTGTATTTTTATCTTTTGCTGATATACCAACTACATTTGGTAAGAAACTGCTTGCATCAGGATTTAATGATGCTGTATATGATTCAGTACTTCCACTATAATTATTAGGTGCTGGAACTGCAGGTACTTTTAATCCGTAATTTGTTGCTCTCAATGTAAATAATCCAAACATATCACCAATTCCACTATTAGTATTATTACTTGTTACAGTAAGACCAAGTGGTGTTTGATATACGTCCCATTCAGTAATTGATGGTAGATTTAAATGATCTACAACATATCCTCTACTTCTGACCACAGCAAGTACCATGCCTTCATATTGATTATATGAAGTACCACTTAAAACACTTGCAACATCCCTAACAGTACCACTTGTACCCGTAAGAGTTAATACTCTAAAAGTATGTTTAATTCCACTAAAAGATGTTGAAGGGTATACTGCTTTTGTAAATCCGGTAAATGTTACACCCGTTTGACCTGTTGCATATATGATATTACCTAAGTAACTGCCACCAGTAAATGATACTGTTGATGCACCTGTTGATACAACTCCTTCGGTTGCAGGATCAACTCCCGCACTTAAAGTAATTGCCCATGCAGTACCTGCATCATATCCACTGAGACCCAATACACGTGTTACCCACATTTGATTGGATTCATTTAAATATGCATTTGCTGTATATGGCAATTGAAACTGAAGTTGTCCGTTAGGAAACCTTTGTACATTTTGTGGTCCAAATCTATTTGAAAATTGAGTTTGATCTTGAATATAAATAGGTTCAAATGCCGGACCTTTTGTTGTTTCGCCAACAACACCCAATGTTGTTATGCCTACGTTACGTGTTACGAATGATAAATCACGTTCTTTAAATTTTACACCTGGAGAGGTAAATACAAATTCTGCCATGTTATTTAATTATTTAATTTTATATTATTATTTTATACTTTATAAGCCGTTTTGTGCTTTTCAAATAAATACTAAAAAATTATTGAAAAGGTGTTTTGCAGTAATTATTATCGCACTGCAATTCTTCTCCATAAAGTCAGATTTAGAGGTTTTTATATTTTTTGGTTTCAAATTTCCCGAAATTTCGATTTTTTTGCCTTAGATTTTCTTAAATTTTCGAGAAAAAAAATTCATATTTTTTTAAAAATTTTTTGAAATTTCACATATTAGTATTTATGTGAAACACATTTTAATATCATATGAATACATCAGAACGCATTCAACTAATTACCGGAGTAACTGGAAATGATAAAACCATCATAGTAAAACTTGAACAAGACGTTGAGCAACTTCAATTTATGACATTGAACATCTATACTAAAGATGCTTATCAGGATTTTAATGCAGACTATGGTGTATTAATTGGCAGAGTAACAGCAAATGGTGGTGTAGGCATTCCTAATGCCAAGATCAGTATTTTTATACCCTTAGATAATGTTGATGCCCAAGATGGCGAAATATCAAGCATTTATCCTTATGTAACTCCAAGAGATAAAAATGCACAAGGCAAAAGATATAATTTATTGCCACGTGTTAGTCAATATAATTTCACAACAGGAACTTATAAACCAATTCAACCATTTGGTAGTTTTCCAATTAAACCAGAAATAGTTGCCAATCAGGACTTCTTAGGTGTTTATAAAAAATATTATAAATATACTGCATTAACCAATAGTGCTGGGGATTATATGATTTTTGGCGTACCGATTGGTACACAAACAGTTCATATGAGTGCTGATATTACCGATATTGGTCAATATAGCATGACTCCGGCTTCAATGGTAACAAATTTAGGATATTCACCAAATTTATTTTATGACAATAATTCCAAAATCAAGCCAAGTAATGATTTAAATGACTTGCCAAATATTGAAACCCAAGAAATTACCGTTGATGTTGTCCCATTTTGGGGTGATGCAGCCAATTTTATAATTGGTATTACCCGCCAAGATTTTAGAATTCGTGCAACATTGGTAAATACCTTTACCATTTTTGGGAGTTCATTCACCGATGGTAGTGATGCTATGTGGGGTGAAGACACTGAAAGTGGAAGAAATGTTGATGAATTATATCGTGCAAGAGACGATGCGAATACTACAGTCGGAATGTTTTCAAAACGTATTGGAATTATAAGTGAACAGATTTACTATTATCCAGCAAGTATTAGTGATGCTGATATTGATAGTGGCAATGTTGATCCAACTACTGATATGTTGTTATTGGCAAAAACAGAATATTCTGCATATAAAAGGGATGGTGATTTTGTGCTTTTAATATCTTGTAACAGAAATAAGGTTATTACAGATGACCAAGGCAATCAAATGCCAGTACCCTATACTTCTACAAACGGTATTTTCACAGAATTTCGAGGATTTGTAGTATTTGAAATTGATGGTCAAGCCATTCCGATGAATTTTAGTGGTAGTATTGGAGATAACACCACATTAACACCAATTAGAATGAAGTTAAAGTTTCCACAATATGCACCAATGGCACATAGTTTTGGAGTAACACATTCGGGTACTCCTGATCCAAATACACCAAATACTATTACATGGAGAAAACAAAATTATAGATTTCAAGCAAACAAGTTTTATAGTGTTTCAAGATTTCAACCAATAGTATTTCATAGTTCAACAGGCGATGATAATAACGATACTACTCAGTTCTTTGATAAAGATGCAATAAATGTACCGTATAATCAAGACCCATTTTGGTCTTCTGGTATTATTGTTACAAGTGATTATAGTGATTTTACAAACTCTACCGCACAATTTCCAACCAATGTTCAGTTAGCAAGTGGTTTAAAGGGTTTTGGTTCAAACTGGATGAATTTAAGTATATATTTTCCACAAACAGGTTATTTAGGCAGAGGTTATTCTCATGTTAATTATGTTAGGTCGGCAACATTGGTCCAATTTCAATTTGCAAGTGGTGCTGGTGGTAGTGATGCGCATAATAACTGGTATTATTTCACAAACAATACTCAAGCAATTGCAGGTGGTCAATTCAATACCATTTGGATGGCTCGTTCTGACCAGCATTGGACTGATTTTATTGAAGTGCCAACTAAGGATATTAAAGCAATGGTAACTGTTACAAGCAAAGGATTTACCAATAATCAATTGGGCAGTTATACATTACAAGGTAAATATCGTAATGGAATTTATAAACCTACAGGTTGGTCACAACCTACACCATTTGCATATGATGGAAACGGTACTTATCCAATATCGGGTAAAATAGACGGAAAGCCTACAAATGGTCAAGACCCCAACAGTTATTTCTATAAAGGATTTAATACTTCTGATTGTATTAAATTTTTATTTGAATTAGGATTAATATTATAAAACAAAAAACCCCTCAAATTGAGGGGTTTTAAGTTATCTCGTTAAGGTGTAAGTTCCACCAATCGGCATATCAGTATTTCCTTTAGTCATTTTTAATACTAAGTTAGTAGTAGTATAAGAAATTATTTGGAATTTAAGATAGCCACTATCAATGTCAAGTACATCACCTGATATGGAATAGGTAAATGATACCGAACTCCAATTAGCATTATTATTAATATCGTCATTAGCAATGCTACCAGTGTAATTTGTGTGAAGAACTACATTTGTACCAGTAAATGTAAAATCAAGACTTACAAAGTCTTTGGTTTTGTTCAAATCACAAAAATCGTCAATGGTAGACCAATGAGTTTGACTACCAAAAGCATAATCAAGAGATACACAAGTCCATTTAGCACCATTCAAATCGGTGGGAATAAGACCATCATCAGTAGGTTTCGTGCAATTGGTATTCATAAGTACCATTGCAAACATCAAAGAAAATAAACAAATCAAATTTTTCATAATTACAAGTTTTAAGTTAAACATTATACCCATTATACGTATGCATTTTCTAAATGTTACATAAAACATGACTTTTTTTAAAAAAATTTTCAGGGTATTTATATTATATGGACGAAAAACTACAAATATTACTTAACAGCAAGAAGAATATTGCTTCGGTTGATCAAGACAACTATCAAAAGTTAGAATTAGAGAATAAAGTCGGACAAATCATTGAATATGATATTAGAAATGCTCTTAGTGCTACTGAAATATTTGATGCTGAACGAGAGGCAAATCCCATATATAGAATCTATGGCAGAATCGAATATCTATCACTTTTAAATGGACTTAGCAATAATTATAATAATGTCGGTAATTTCTTTATAAGTACAGGTGGAACAAATGTCAAAACCATTTTTAATTCATTTAAATTTTATCTTCTCAAGGCAGCAAGCAGTGGTTATACGCATATAACAGGTGGAAGCAGTACCATTAATTATGTCAGGTATTTTGAAGTAATTGCCGGACCTTCAGATTTTGAACTGTATAATGCCGGATATTCTAATAATGTCTACGGTGAACAAACATATGCGTTTAATTTTAACAAAGACTTCGATATTACTCCATATACTGATGCCTTTGGATTTCCGGCAACAGAATTATATTTGTATCCGCAATATCAAGTAGGAAAAAATGGAAATTCTCCACAAATACCTGAAACAATGTCAGGTACTTCTTGGGGAACAAACGGTATTCAGCATAAAGTATTATTTACTTCGCCATTGCCAACACTGAATATTGGTGATAGGGTTTATGGTGATTTAATTGAATATGCCAAATCAGAATTTTTTCAAAATCAATTAACACCACAAACATATTATATATCAACGGCATATAAAGACGGAAGCACTCAAAAGTACTTGCAATGGAAATACAATCCATTTATTCCATTTATTCTAAGATATTTTAATGATGCACTGAATAATGTAAATACTGGAACTACTTCATACGGACAACAAATATCAATACCATATTATGCAACATTGTTAACGGGTGGAACTGTTGGCAATGGTAACTATGTGTGGAAAGATATTTTGCCACAAGGATTTATTGATCCTGTAACAAATCAAGGTGTTGATTATCCTTTTGTAAATATGAGAAGATATTTATTTTCACCAATAATTCTTGATATATCTCCAAATCTCCAAGATAGTAATACTTTGCAAGTATTTACTCAGATACAATTCGGTCCACCAACAATAATGAATACTGCACCACAGGCAGATAATTTAGGTAATATAGGAAAGCCATGTCAATAATCAAAGAAAAAATAAAATACTTAATTGTTCCCACAGGTACAACTCAGATTAGAGTTTCTGGTCACACCACTACGGGATATACAGGTATTGTAAATATAAAATTTAATTTGGGTTCAAATGATAATTTTTTAGGTTATCAGCAAGAAATTGACGATCTAACACAAGGTGTTTCCGATACTTTGATTAATCCAGATGTTGATCTTGAAGAACGTAGATTTAAATATGCCTTTCATTCTCCTGCAGTTCAATTTAATTTTGGATTTGGCAGTCCGACACCAAGTAATGCATTTACTGCAGCAGGTTTTACACCTACTGAATTAGCACAACAACAACTCGATGTATTAAATAGTTTTTTTATTTTTGATTTATACGATAGTTATAATGTCAGTACTCAGGTAAAAATTCTAACAACATATATTACTAAAATTGGCAATAGTCCTCAATATACACTTGATTCAAACAATCAAATCTATAATTTATACGTGCCAATACCATACATACAAGATATACAAGCACAAAGTGGTTCAACAGGAATAGCAACAGGATATACTAAAATTAGTTTCTACAATGCAAAAACTGGTAAGGTTACATTATTTTATAATCCAACTTACGCATTGAGTACAACACCATTATTCATGTTCTTTCCGACAAGACTGAATGTTAATTTAAAAACTTGGGAATTTTTACCTTCGTCAACATCAGTATTTCAGGCAAATGAAATATATCAAAACCAAGAATATATTACTAAGGTTAATGATACTGTTCAGAATTTTAACAATGAATCACAGAATTATCCAAGTGGCAGTACATTTAACTATCAGACAGGTAAATATTTTGGTGCTTAATTATTAAATTTGTTTAAATATTTTATATATTCGTCTTTATATTTTTCATAAAAGCCAATGCCATAATTACACGGATCACAAAGTAAACCACGAATTTGTCCCGTTTTATGATCATGGTCAACACAAAATATTTTACCATATTCATCCATATCTCTATGACAAATGGCACAACAATTATTTTGTTCATTTAATTTTGCGTAAAATTCTTCAGGCGTTATACCATATTTTACTTTCCAATTAGTTGCTCTGGTTTTTTCGGGATATTTTTTTCGATATTCACGAGCATATTTAACACGTTTTGCTTTATGTACTTGATATCTTTCTTTATCATATGCTCTTTGAGCATCCTTATTTTCTTGTCTATAATTCTTCTTAATTTCACTTCTACAAGAACGACATGTTCTTAAAGTTTTTCCTTTCTCTTTTTTTCCGTTATAGAAATTAGAAATATCCTTTGAATTACCGCATATTTTGCATATTCTTATTTCTTCCATAATTATGTAGTATTACGTTTTATTCTAAATGTTATAGTAAATATAAATACTACCTCAATGAGGAAAAGATAAAACTAATTACATCGCATGTCCAACCATTGCCTAACATTTTATACCTTGCACCATCACTGACTATTGAAGTATAATCATCAGGAACTGTTTGCAGTCTTTCATATTCCCGTGGCGTGAGTTTACGAACTCTGAAATTCAATCCCCAATTACCAATTTGTTGGCTTTGTAACACCTTTTTTTGTTGATTACCACCGCATACTGCAGTCAATGTTTGGCATTTATGCATTGATGAATTAACTCTTTTGAGTATATCGTGACCATTTATGTGTAATGTCGCACAAACCACTTTATCAAATCCATGAAAATCATGTGACTCTTGATAAAAATACTTTTCATCTACATCTTGTTCAAGAATATCACCAAGTAATAAAGGGTTACTCAATGGTAAGTTACCAATTGGTATGTTGGTCCAATAAAGTCTTGATCGTGTCTGTGCAGAAAATAAATCTGAATTAATAAGAACTGGCAGAACTCCAATATGATCTGTTATTACATTTTTCCATTCGTCTTTCATTACCACATTTTCTAAAAGAAAATACTTTGGTTGGCATTCTTCTAATAAACGTAAGTATTCAAAAAATAATTTGGATTTACCGTCAAAACCAGTATTAGAGTTTATCGTATAAGTGAATGATTGACAAGGACTTCCACCAATAAGCAGATCAATTTGTGGCAGGTCTGATCCTTTGATCTGGCAAATATCTCCGAGTTGTATTGTCTTAGGGTAGTTGTATTGTGTAACCTTTATAGCATTTGGCTCTATTTCAGAAGCATAATACTTATCATATTTAATGCCTGCCTTATTAAGTGCAATTTGTCCACAGGACATGCCATCGAAAAGTGACAATACATTCATAGTACAAATGTAGCATTATTTATTTAACAACAATACCAATTTTTACTTTTCTCATTGCTTTCACAATTTCGAATTCTTTTTCATCCTGTATAAAGCCTAAAATTTTCAAAGCATATTTACTAACGAAGAACCTGTCACCATCAATATTTTCGATAGGATTGGCTTCGGCAAAACCTTCAAAAGTCAAAGGCATTGGCGAACCCTTAATGAATACATATGCCTGACGACTTGCAAAGTTTTTAAGTACTTGTTCATCATATTGATTAACGTCAACCCTGTACTTAGTAAAAAGTGTTGCTTCGTATGTCAGGTCAACATTAGTTGGTTCAGGCATTTTAAATAATAAATTAATTACTTCACCTGCATCTAAAATAGGAACTGTAAAATATCTGAATTTGCGTGGTTGCGGTATACGGTATTTTGTACCAAGTCTTGTACCAGGTTGTTTATCAATACGTCTGACTGTAATATATGGTGTTGGTACGTTCTTATCATTATCCATGAACTTCCATGTCTTTGAAAATTCTCCCCAACGGTCATTATCAAGATAAAAAGTCGGAACTAATTTATTTTCAATGACTGCCTTCATTCCATCTTGATTCACGTAGTCAAAAAGTATTTGATCAATATCTTCTAATAAAATAGTTCTTGGAAGATACTTGGTTCTTTCATCTGTGGCAAGCATCAGTTGTTCAATTCGATCAAAACCATATTTAAGATACTCACATCCGGGTTTAGGCGGATTAGTGTCAATTGTATATTTTATTTTCTTCGGTAATGACATTTACAAGTTTTTATATAAATACTCTTGCACTTTAATTGTTAATTGCTTATATTTGCCTACTTAAATAGTTTTATATGTTAGTTGAACACAAAGAAGTTCTTAATGAAGATGAAAGTATTGGATATATTGAAGCAGTCTTCAAATCAGATAATGTACTAAAAACCACATACTTTCCTCAAGCACAAAGACTCTATATTGCATTTAGTAGAGGTCACACGTATTCATACGGTAACATTCCCCGTGAAATGTACGATGAATTCGAAAATGCTGACTCTCAGGGCAAATATTTTCATCAAAAAATAAACAATAAATTAAAATATCCGACTCGTAAAGAATTTACTTTATATCCAAATGAAGTAAAAGAACTTAAACAGATTGTGGAAGATAATAAACCAGAAGAAGATGAATGACAAAAAAACTAAAAATTCGGAATTAAAACAACCAGAAATTGAGGCAAACAACATTGTATTCACTATTAATTATAGTAAACAACCTGAAGAAGTAATAAGAATTAGTCCGGAAGGCTTTTTTTGGAAAGGCAAATTAGTTCAAGATGATAAAGAAATTTATTTAAGATTCAAAGAATGGATGGATCAAGCATATCTCAAGATACTCAAACCTGAACCACAAAAATTAAATACAATTGAAGAACTTCAAAATCTCGTAGGATTAATGCAGGAAGCATTGAAGTTCTATGCTGATGTAAGAAATTATGAAGGTCCAATGCAAACAATTGCACCAATTGATTCAGACGAGCATGGTTCACAGGCACGTTTTGCCTTAGACCTTGCAAAAAAACTTGCTGATAATAATCAGAAAATGCAAGACGAATACGATAAACTTGTAATGGAAACAGAATCAATGGACTTTTCCGATGGAGAAACAAATCCAATGGAATTACTAAGAGTATTTGTTGAAACACATAAAGATGATAAAAACATTTGACGAATATCAAAAAGAAGCAAATTTTCTGAAAATATCTTTGGATAAATATTTGGAAAAGTATCCTGATACACCACTTGAAGTAAAAAAATTACTTGCAGTTGCTTATGATGGTTTGGGTTTAGGTGAAGCAGGTGAGGTTCAGGGCAAAATAAAGAAAATTATTAGAGATAATGGTGGATACATTAGTAGTGAAAATACAATTGAAATTAAAAAAGAATTAGGAGATATTCTTTGGTATGTCGCATCTATGTGTGACAATCTTGGGATTAAAATGGAAGATGTTGCGCAAGGAAATATCGAAAAATTAAAATCTCGTAGAGACAGAGGTACATTACATGGAAGTGGAGATAATAGATGATATGGAAGAAAATTTTATACCAATTAAATTTGATGACATATTTTGGGAAGTTCAAGTAGTTGAAACCAATAAGAAAAATCGTGATGAACCCATAGTTGAACTCCAATGGGGTTGGTCTGCAGGTATGACAGATAAAGAACGCAAAGCAATGGACGAAGATTCACCAAGTGGATATAAATCGTTGCCAATAACTTTAAGTGCAGCAAAAAGATTAGCAAATAAAATCAATGCGTTAGTTGAAAAACTTGAAAATAAGTAACATATGCCAAAAATAGTAAAATTTATAAGATATAAAAAGTTAGTGTCAGAAGCACAAGCACCTTATCAAAAATACGAAACCGATGCAGGTTATGACCTATCTGCAGTGTCAATCAATGAAACTGAAGATTATATTGAATACGGTACTGGCATTGCACTTGAAATACCCAATGGTATGGTAGGATTGGTGTTTCCAAGAAGTTCGGTAACAGAAAGAGACTTAATATTAAAAAACTGCGTTGGAGTTATTGATAGTCAATATCGTGGAGAAGTACGTTGCAGATTTGCCAAAGTAATTAGTGGTATGTTTAAAAATGGCGAAATGAAGGGAAGAAATTTCTTTGGAAAAGCAACCATTCGTAAAATCATTGACATTATAATATTTTTACCACGTCATCTTAAAGTATATGAAGTCGGTGATAGGGTTTGTCAGGTAATATTTTTAACATTACCCGAAATAAAATTAACTGAAGCACAAGAACTTTCAGAAACTGATAGAGGTCCGCAAGGTTTTGGACACACTGGAAAATAATTAAAATTAAAAATAGAATATTATGAAAATAGTTTGTAAAACATTGAAAGAATTTGAAGATTTTGGACTATTAGCAGAACTTCCTGAAGACCGAAAACAAATGACAGTAGATTGCTATAATATTGCCATCAAATGGGTTACAGAACATTCACTTGTAGTTACTGATGACAGAATAGGAGAAATTGAAGTACTGATACTTCCACTATTTTATAGAATTGCAAAGATTGTCGATTTAACCGAAATACAAGTCTTAGAAACCTGTAAGGAATTCTGGCATTCATGGTTACATGCTGATATGACAAGATATGCCAAATTGGTTGATCCTGAAGCAGCATTTCTTCAAGCATTTGCAGAAATGAAAATAAATCAATACAAAAATCAAAATAAATTACTTTAAATTTACTTAAAAGATTATGAAGGGTACAACTGGAATCAAAAGTAGAAGGGATCGTGCTAAAAAACAATTGGAAGCACAACTCTTACGTGGCACTAAGCCAGAAAAAATCAACGGCAGAACAACTGCAAACATAATACCGTTAACTCCTGCGGATATCACACGCATCAACAAAGAAATTGATGCATTAAATAACACGAAAAAGAAAACGATTATGGTATAATGCATCAATATTTAAACTTATTAGAAAACATCATAGATAATGGTGTAGAAAAAGAAAGTGGTAGGGCAAATATGCCTAATACTATTGGTATATCTCACGGTGAGATAGAAATGAATTTATTGGAAGGTTTTCCACTTCTCACAACCAAAAAGATGTATTGGAAAGGTATTGTGCATGAACTTCTTTGGTTTCTCCGGGGAGATACGAACATAAAATATCTCGTTGATAACAACGTAAATATCTGGAATGATGATGCTTATCGTTGGTATTTAAAATTTCGTGATGCAAATCCACCGATAATGAAAGACGGAAAAGAAATCAATAATTTAAATACTATTGAATATTTCACAGAAGTAATAAAAACCGGAATTGGTATTGCTCATTTGGATGTTAGGGGTCAAGATTGGTTTCCGGGTTACAAACTTGGCGACTTGGGTAAAGTTTATGGTTATCAATGGCGCAATCAGAACGGTGTTGACCAAATAAAAGAAGTCCTTGATGGCTTGAAGTCAAACCCTTACAGTCGTTATCATATAATTGATGCTTGGAACAAAGCAGACTTTAAGGATATGGCATTACCACCATGTCACTTGCTTTATCAATTCATTGTAAGACCATTATCGCAATACGAAAGAGTTACATGGATTATGATTCAAGAGGGTGTTGATGAAACAAATCCAAATAGTAGTCTTTATGGATATAATATTAATAAACCATTGGATTTTGATAATCATCCAACATTAACCGTTCCAAAATTCTATCTGGACTTAAATATGTACCAACGTAGTTGCGATACTTTCTTGGGCGTACCATTTAATATTGCCAGTATGTCATTATTATTGATGTTATTTGCCGAAGTATCTGATATGATTCCCGGCATGGCTACATGGATTGGCGGTGATACACATTTATATGTTGATCATATACCAATGGTAATGGAACAACTTGGTAGAGCACCATATGATTTGCCTAAGATGTTAATTAAGAAAGATTTAAATAGTCTTGAAGATATTTTAGCATTAACAATTGATGATTTTGAATTAGTTGATTACAAATGCTACGATGCAATTAAAGCAGAATTATTTACAGGACTTAAAAAGAAATGATATGGAATCTGAAGCAAGTAAATATCTTACAAAGAACTATAGTGATTATTTTATTGACTATTGTAATAGTATTAAAAACAAAAATATGGATGACAGATTGAAAAATGTCGATTTAATTGCAGAATTAGACGGCACATTTCGTGATGTTGCAAAACAATTAGTTGAAGACGAGAAACGTTGGGGTGACACGTGGAAAGAAAGAGGCAAAATTTGGAATGGTATGTCACAAGAAGAACGTTTTATGGCTAAAATGCAAGAATATTATGCAGATTATCATGAAAACGGCACATCGTTTCCTTGGCTAAAAGTAATTGGCGAAGCACACATTGCGTTAGTTAGAGAAAAAAATTATAGTAGTTGAATGATTATACTATACATAGCAATAGCATTATTGGCTGCAATAATCCTATTTCTTTCTTTGACATTGTATCTTCTTTTAAAGAAAGGTGCATTTATATCAGATAAAGAAAAGGAATTTATTGTATTTGTTATTGATATTTTCATTCAATATGGCGATGATCTTGGCATTCAGTCAAAAGAAGAGCATGAGAAAATTACTGCAGAATTAAATAAGATCAAAGATAAATATTTTAAAAAAAATGAATGATAATAGTGAGCCTAAGAAGGAATATGATAAAATGACCGAGAACTATCAAAATGTTCAACATACTGAATTTTTGATGGTACATACTTTGAATTTAACCAGACCATATGCTTGGATTTGTGCGGGTTTAGTATTTGAAATAAGAGCAAGTCATCAATATGGAAAATACGATGCAATGCTTTGTTGGATTAAAGAAAATAGAGAAAAAAGAATCATAGTAAAAATCGAATTGGAATTTGGAAAAAATCAAAAAAATTGGGATACTGATATATCAAGAGAAGAATGGCGAAGAGGTATTTCACTCTTAAAACGTAAAGATTATGATGTTAGTCAACTTTTCATAAAAATGTCACCCACTTATAATAGTATTATATTGGTTAATACAACAGATAATTTCGTTCAAAATAATACTATAAGTGATACAACACCACATAATATGGGATTTGTTACACATAAAGATTGCTATGTGTTTCCTTGGGAAACTGTGGACAAAAATCTTTTTATTATTGCAGGTGGAAGTATCTATCAGGATGGTAACATATTCCTTGTTCAAAAAGGAATATCAACTCTCGTTGAAGAACGAAAGAAAATGTACGAATTTATTAATCATAAATATTTTCTTTCAAATACTCTTAAAAACCTGATTAAATCTTACGAACAGGAATAAAAAAGAAAGAGGAAGTCTTTGCTTCCTCTTTTAGTTTTTAGAGCATTAGTACCTTAGTAAGGGAACTGCAACTGACCTGAACCTTCATCCAATAATGCAAGTTGTGTTGCAACTTCAAGATCGGTAGGAGTAAGTTGTACGCCTGCTTCTACTACATCAGGACCTATTCTTGCCCATAGTCTGTAATTGTCTTGTGTTAAAATCATTTTCGTTTAGTTTTAAAATAATATTATTTATATATAAATACTGAATTTTTGATAGAAGTTCAAAATTTCTTTATTTAAAATCACCTTTTGTTTCATTTAAAAATGGAACAACGTCTTCCTTAACAGGTACACCTGTCACCAATTTCCAATAAGTTTTAAAACCACCAATAGTCTTTTTTGTTTCATCAGTAACATTATTGGCACTTGAAACTTCGTAAAATCTTCGTTTTTCACCACTCATGTTATATTCTATAAAATCACCACGATTAACTTCAACTTGTTTTTCTTCTAATTCTTTAAGATATACACCAAAACGAATGCTTCCAGTATCATCCCTGACAATACCACCGGGATTTGGACCATAAAATTCCTGTTTGCCATCCTCAACATCAACCATAACACTCAATTTGACAGGCGGTAAGAATTTTTTATCTTTTGTTTTTGCCTGACCATATAATTTATGAACTTCTGTCTGATTGATATTTATTCTATGAATAATAACAGTCTGAACATTATCAGTTTGCAAATAATTTCTACCATACATGATGTCCAGATCAAAAGAATTTTGAGTCATAAACAATCCATATCTTTGATCCTGAATGTCTTCTATTTGTTTTTTCTTTTTCATTACTTCTTTAAATTTAATCGTCTAACAATATAACCATGCACTTGGCTTCCAACCATTGGATTAAAAACATCTAAATTGGTTTTAGTCAACAAATTATCAATATTAGTACCACCAAACTTTTCTTTCAATTTATCAATATAAAAATCAAACTCAAATCTTGGTATTTTTGTACCCATTTGATCTTGTGGTGGTTCAATTTGAAAATCAACACGATTTTTAAGTCCAAGTTTTTCCAATTCGTTTTCAATCACATGTATTTCTTTTGCTTCTTCAGTAGTATATTGATTTTGTTCCTTTCTGGCATTTTTCATTTGATTTATTTCACGAAAATGATCAGAAGATGTTTTAAAATCCGGATTTACTACTTCCATCATTTCAAAAAGTCGTTGTTTACCATATTTTGTCATATTAAATTGATATGATTGGGAACTGTGGTGGTTGATATCCACGTTCTTTATTAACGTTTTCAGCAATATCTGCACGAATCTTCGTCTGATTTTCCTGAGTCAAATATGCCAATTGATCCATAAGTACTTTTATAGTATCGTCTTTTAATTTCTGACCTTCATCAAGCAAATGCCTGTAGTCCATAGTCAATTGTTTATCTGTAACACCAAGTTCACCAGTATAAAAGCCACGGACTCCACCAATAACTATTTTAACCTTTGCAATTAATAAATCACGGATTTGCTGATGTGCAACGTCATTCATTTTACTCCATTCCAATATTGTTGTTGGTGGATCAGATGGTAATTTTATAATATCATTATTTTCTTCCAAACACTTATCTCTACTTTCATTAGTTGTATCGTAATACCAATACCAAACTTTTCTTCCGGCATAATGTGTGCCCCACTGTCCTGCAATTTCATAACGACCACCAGGAACTGGATATAAATGCAATATTTTTTCACCACTTGCCAAACCAGTAATACGATATGTTAAAATTGATTGTAATACTCTTTGTTTCATCCTACGATCTTGTGCAGCAAGCAATGTTGAAAACGTTGGCTGTACATACATTGCAGGTCTGCCCAAATATGACCAACCGACCATTCCCGGACTCCATGCATTAAGAGCAAATGGATCAACAAGACCACCATCAATTTCAGGTGGAGTTTCCCATAGAACTTCATTAATTTCTCTGCCTGCAGGTATAAGATAATGCTGTGTATGTGCAGATGTTACGATATAATCACGTTTTAATTCCCATCCTGTAGCAGCAGGAGCATTAGTGCCCTGTCCAACTTGTCTTGAATAAGCATAGGTAAATGACTCCATATAATGATTCGATTTATTGGTAAAAGCACTTAGAAAGTCACCCGTTTCAGTGTCCATGCCTTCTAAGTAAATCCATTGCTGTTGAATCAACCAACTGTTTACCAATGAAGAGTAGTCTTCGACAACCATTTCAAGATAAGAATCTAACATTTCATCAAGAATTTCGAAGGGTCTTAAAGGAAATCCCAATTCATGTTTTACATGAAGGAATAATTTATTTTTATCAACTGTTGTTATTAATGCCATAATTACTTATATTTGCGTTTGTTTATCATAAATACTTTAATACTCTTAATATGTTGGAAATCGAATATGAAATTAAACTAAATGAACGGGGAAGACCTTGCATTGACTTACCACCTGATTATGCGCATAATCCTGAAGATAAATTTTTTTCACTTGAAATAGCAAGATATTACCTACAATCCGTGTATAATCGCATGGGTGATAAATATGATCAGCATACAAAAGAAATGATGGATATCAGTATTCGTTTAATGGGTCAAATTGGTGATGAAATGGCTGAACTCATATATAATGACATGAAAACTATGGGTGATGTCGCAGTGACTCTTGGTGGCAAGCATCACATACAGGTGAATTCAATTGAAGAACGTGATGCAATACCTGAAGTCGGATTTCTTTATAATAGAAAGATTTTCAACAGACAAGAAGGTTTAAAGGTTCTTGTATTAGATGAAAACGGTAATGAATTTTCACAATACACATCGATTTATGTATTAAAAGATGGTGTAACGAATGATAATTGGGTAAAAATAGGATGAGTTTCAGACCAACACCAGAACAAGAAAGAATATTTTTGTTCATAAAAAAACGTCCTGAGAATGTGTTAATTAAGGCATACGCAGGCACGGGCAAGACTTCAACGGTTGTTGAGGCAGTAAAACTATTGCCAAAAGATAAAAATATTATGTTTTTGGCATTTAATAAACATATTCAGGAAGAACTTAAAACTAAACTTCCGGATTATGTTAGATGTTATACCACATATGGTCTTGGCACTTCAGCAATTAAAAGAAAATATGGTGATAAAATTCAATTTGATGAATTTAAAGCAGATAAAATTATTCTAAAGAAGTCTAAGACTTGGGATTTGCATGATGAATTCAAAAGTCAGGAGAAAATTGATTTTTATTTGAACTCAATAAAAAAACTCTGCAATCTTTGTCGATTGACATTAACCGTCAAAGCAGAATTTATTCCATATATTGCTAATCGTTATGAAATCACCAATCTCGGCAAACCAAATGATATTAAAAGAGTACTAAAGGTTTTAGATGAAATGTCTACTGATAGAGAAACATATGACTTTACTGATATGATATACTTGCCTGCAATTGATAATGGCATTTGGATGTTTCCACAGGACTATGTTTTTGTTGATGAAGTACAGGATTTAAATCGTTGTCAGATAAAAATAATCGAAAAGGTCCTGAAAAGAGATAAAAAGACAGGCAAGGTCTTGGGCAGACTGATTACCGTTGGTGATTTTTTCCAAGGCATCTATGGATTTAATGCTGCAGACGAAAAATCCTTTGAATGGTTTGAAAAATTTCCAAATACTAAAGTATTGCCACTTTCAGTATCATTCAGATGTGCTAAAAATGTTATTATTGAAGCACAAAAAATCGTACCGGACATCAAAGCATTAGATGACGCACCTGATGGTATAGTAAGGGATGGCGATGTTTTAAGTGAAGCACAAAGTGGTGACTTTGTTATATGCCGGACCACAATGCCTTTGGTCAAATTATTCTTTCAATTTTTGATCCAACACAAAAAAGCAATTGTTAAAGGTTCAGATATTGGTATCCATTTGATAGAATTAATCGGCAAAATCAAAAACATCGAAGAATTGACAGAGTTTTGGGAACAAGAACTACAGAACTTTACAATCGATTTGAGATCAAAAGGTGTATTAAATCCTAATGAACATAGTGGATATGTCGCATTGGCAGATAAAGTTGCAACACTTATATTTCTTTCCAAACTTTCAAATGATATTGAAGACCTCAAACTTAAAATCAGAACAATTTTTACTGATGAAATTGTAGGTATTTGTCTGAGCACTGTACATAAAATCAAAGGTTTGGAAGCAAACCGAGTATTTATAGTACGTCCTGATCTACTTCCAATGAAAACAGTTAAAAGTGGTTGGCAATGGCTTCAGGAAAAAAACTTGGAATACGTGGCAATTACAAGAACTAAAACAGAATTAATTTATGACCGTAAATGGTCAGATGAATAATAATTACATTTAAAATTAAAATTATGGCAGACGAAAAAAAATTCACAGCAAAGGATTTCATTAATGAATCCAATTTGGAGTTCAAAGATTTATCTGATGAACAGTACAGAGTGTACGAGTTTCCGGATATGTCAGTAAGAATTGACGAACCACTGAAACTTAATGTTTCAGCAAGTGGTGGTCATAGAGTTTTCGACTCAAAAGGACAATCAAACTATATTCCTGCAGGATGGAGAAGATTGTATTGGGTTGTAAAAGAAAACAAAACACATTTTGCATTTTAATTATGGAATGGATAGTAACAATTGAAGACAAACCGAACCAAAGAATAGTGGTTCGGTTTGATCCTCTCAATGAAATGATACATTTCATTGGTCAATATAAACCACATAACAGAAAATGGGTTGATTTTAGTGAAGAAACTCATGTGATGGACATTGATCTGGAAACCCTGCAGGACATGATGTCCAAGGTTTATGTTAAAATGAAAGAAAGACTTACTGCATACTATAATGTAGCAGAAGGTTTTACCCTCATTAAAGAAGTTAAAATAGATACGGGAGAATTAGTGCCCACCATTATTAGTGACAACTCCGTTTACGGGAGTCCCATTGAGAGCATTATTACCACCGACAGGTAAAATATTGGTGTTTCCCCCGAATGAACCGCCTGTATTGGCAACTTGTTGACCATTTATTTTATCTTGAACAAGCACTTGGAGAGTACCTGTCAATGTACCAATTGAAGTATTAATCTTAATGAGTTCTTGAGAAGTCATAGTATTTTGTTCTTTTTGTGCTTGGAACATTTCTTGATAATGACTTTCAGTTGAACTAACCTTGGGTACTACGACAAGTTGATAAAAACCATAGAATAGTCCTAACATTGCTCCAATAAAAGCAAAGAATGTTTTTATTGTAAATACTATTTGTGTGCTTCCACTAATTTGTTTTAGTCCCATTGTCTTAATTTTCCTATTTTTCCATTTATTTTTCGCCCATTCATTTATCCCTATAATATCGAGAACTTTTCCAAGAAATTTTGATATTAATTGTATCCATGTTTGTATCATATCTATAAACGATTGTTGGTTCTGTATTAATTATTGCTATAAATCCGTCCGGAGATTGTTCACGTGTTACTTCCAAAGTATCAATAAATACTTTTGCACCATAAATCCATGTTTTAGTTAATTTACCTTCATAAATGCTATTGCTTTGCAACACTAATTCATATCGATATTTTGCTGAATTAGTAATGGCTTTTTCATTAGTATATGTCAGAATTTTTTGTTTTGTAACATATGATGAAATACTGATTTTGTTTGCAGGAGATACTTCTTTATTCCATGTTCCAAAATCTTCTACTTTACTTTTACTAACTGATTGAGCATTTAATGCCAAAATTGAAGCAAACATCAAAACTATAAAAAATAAAGGTCTAAATTTGTTCATTATATAATAATATTTCAACCATAAATACTTTTATAAATAAGAAAGGCGGTCACATGTGACCACCTTTTCTTTTTCTTTATGAGGTTTATTGATTATCTCAACTGACCAATACCGAAGGTTGTTAAACCATCGCAATAGATTCTTCCATAGTATCTGTTCAATACCATTTTCTTTGCATAACGTGTCATGATACCACGAATCGGTGTGAAATCGAATGGGTTGTACATAACAGGTGTTAACTGCATTGGTACGTATGGAGCATAGATGTAACCCGTTTCCAAGATACTTGTTCCTTTATGACCAATAAGCACTGTGTTAGCAGGTGAATAAGGGTCACGATATACTATGTAACGTCCACTAAGTGTACCGATTTTTTCAATACCCATGTTATACTTATCCTGTTCAGGAGCAGCATTTGATACATGGAAATATTCCAAATCATCGAATACAGCAGATATTTCGGGAGATACAACTATCCAAGATGCACCACCACGAAGGGTTGCTTTGTGAATCTGTGCTGAAATCTGATTGATCTTCATAATCAATGTTTGATTCCAGTCTTTTTGTGTGCCGTAATATGGCTGTGATTGTCTACGAAGACCGTTCCAGTCCCAACGTGTTACCCATGCAGCACCACGTCTTAAGTCACGAAGAATTTCACGGTCAATTTCTGCTGCCATTTGTTCTGACAATAATGCTGTAAGTTCTGCTTCAGCATCAATGTTATGGAATGCAGATACGTCCTGTGCTAATTCAGGTGTCCACTGTGCACGCATCTTACGTGTTTCAACTGAAACAGTTACCTGATCAAGTTGGAATGTTACTTCAGCCATTCTTGAATCTTCTTCAAGGTCTGAATATACTCTGTAAGAAAAGTTGAATACAGGAGTTGGAGTACTTGCACTTAATGGTTGATAACCATCAGTTCCGGCATATGTAAGGTCAACTACGACAACAAGTTGTCCAAGTTTATTTACCATTGCCTGTCCATACTTCTGAACTTTTACGTTGTAAGGAAGTTGCTGACCAGCAAGTACACTTTCAGTTACGAAAGCAGCAGGTGCAACGAAGTTTGCGTTTGAAGTAATCTTCAAACCTGCAAGGAATGATTCAGTATCCATTGGAACGCCAGTAGGACCAATTAATTTGCCTTCGAAAGTAGTACTGAAACCACTAACAATAAGGTTCATTGATTTAGTTACACCAGGTACGAATGGAGTAAGAGGATCAACACCAGTTGTACCAGTCAATACGGTGATTTCACCTTTTGAACGGTCAAACAATGATGTGCCTTCCTGTGCGTATTCGGTTGCATAGAAAGCATCGTATAATGAACGGCTTTCGAACTGTGTTCTTGCTGAAAGAGCAGTAGTTGCTGCATTTCCATATGCGCCATCAGGTGAGGTGTTTGCAAACTGAACAGGGTTGAGTTCAACTCTCTCAGATGCTTTTGGATTGATGTAGTACAATTTACCAATCGGTAAGTTCAATGCCTGTACAGACACGATGTCATTTGCCAATAACTTAGCAAATACTCTACGGATAACTGGGAATGCAACGGTTTCAAACTGACCACTTGAATATGATTCAGTTGATTCGTTGATCATATGTGACAACTGATTCTCAAATAATTGAGCACAGTTTTCTTTCACATTACCTTCAAGACCTTCCAAAAGTCCGATCTTTTCCCAACGGTTAGTAGTTATTTCTCTTTGTTCACGGAGTTGTTTTAAACCAATGTTACCAACTTCCGCACTTTCTAATAAAAATCCCATTTTTTAATGTATTAATTTTTTTATTCGATTATTCTTTTACCTCTTTTTTCTACGTATTCGATTAAATGTCTCATCTTTTGGATGTGTTTATCATCTGCGTAGGCTGTTTTTTCCACTACTTCATCAAGTTTTTGTTTTGAAGACGATGCTACTGAGGTAGTAACTTTGGCTTCAACACTTTCAGTTAAAGTTTTCTTACCTTCCTTCATTTCTGTTAAGAAAGTCTTATACTTTTTCTGTGATTCAGCAATGCTATCAACTTTTTTAAATTCGTTGATAATTTTTATTTTATCGTCTTGGGTCAATGCCAAACTTTCATTTACCAATAGATTATTGACGTGTGCCAAATTGGTATTGAAAACTGCCATTTCTTTTAATTGATTGCGATATTTCTCAAGTGCGGTCTTATAGTTTTCGAGTAATGTTCCAACACTGTTTTTGTATTTCTTAACCTCATTTAACTTTTTGGTCAACTGTTTGTTTTCGTTGATCAAACTACCAAGTTTTTTGTCAACAGATTCATTAGTTCTTGGATTGTTTACACTACCCAAACGTTTGTGTCTCTCTGATCCAAACTCTACGCCAGGTAAATGATCACCTGCAACGCCTTTGCTTGTACTAAGAGCCATACCTAATGCTTCTTCAACTGGTTGTTCCTGAGATTGTTTAGCACCTAAAACTGCTTCAATGTCAGCATCGGTTATCTCGTCTTTTTCGTCAATTAATTTGGAATTATAAACTTCCGGACCTCTTGGGTCATTAACGACTTTACCTTGATGCATTTCATCAACCTGTTTTTCATCAATCATTGCATGTGTTGGTCCACCATCGTTTACACGATTAGCACCTTGTCCACCATGTTCTTTTTGTTCTCCAACTTGACCCATACCTTTAAGCATTTCGTCAATTTGATTTTTAATTCCAACAAGTTGTTTAAATGCGATTCCTTTGTTATCGCCTGATGGTGATTCACCTGGAGCACCAAGTTCTTGATTAAGTCCTTCCATTGCTTTAATTTCTTCTTCAATGGCTTCCATAGTCAATACTTGATCTTCTGGACCTGCACCACTCATGGCTGTATCCACACCACTCATATCAAGTTCTGTTAGGTCAATTTCTTCTTTCAGATTAGGCATTGGTGTACCTGAAGACGGACCTTTAAGTTTGTCAAGGAATGCATCGCCTTTTTCGGCAGTACCTTTACCCTGATTAGGTGTCTGTCCTTCAACATCACCCATAAACTCTTTTTCACGTTCTTCTTTAACCATGTCTGGCATGGTTGGTTTAACTGTAAAGTTATCACCACCTTTACCTGTGTCTTCTTTTACGACCTTTTTGGTCTCTTTTACTTCTTTTTTCATAACAGATTCTTTTATTGATTCAGTATTATCCTTTTCAGATTCTTTACCTTCATCCAATTTTTTATAGGACTCTTTTGCTGATTTTTTATTTTTATTTAGTTCTTCTTTTAACAAATTACTGAATTTCTCTGGAAATTCTTCTGCTAATTTCTTTTTAGCATTAGCATCCGCAGCATCCATAATTTCCTGATAATCTGTTAAAGCCTCTTTGATTATCGATTTTTTTTCGTCTTTCATATTATAAAATGTCGTAACTAATACTATAATTTTTATATAAATACATTATTTTTATGAAAAAGTATAAAACACCTTTAAAAATCTTGCTTATCTAAAATATTATAGTTATATTCTGCCATTGATTTTTACAGTAAAAATTTATCAATAGCAGTGATTATTTTATCTTCCTTAATAAGAATACCGTTCTTATTTACATAATTTTCGCCAAAACTCATATCACCTTTATTTCCCGGAAACAAAAATGCACCTGGCGTACTTGGTGTTGCAACTAAGTCAAAACCAATTAATTCAAAGTCATTTTGAACAAGATTTTCGCCATTAATTTCCTTAAGTGTACCAACACCACGACTTGAAATGCCTAACCTGATTTTATTTTGCAAATACAAAACAATCTTATCACCAATAACAGAACAAACACCATATTTAATAAATCCGGGAGTGATAATTATTTTAATTTGACCAAAAAGTACATTTTCTTGTTCACCCTTTCCCCACCACATTTTTATAATTTTATGTGAGATATTTTGAAGTGATATAATAGATGAATCAGGGTGATCTGCTTCAGACACTGCACTGTCATTATCAATCATTAATTGATATTCAACAACTTGTGGAATCAGGACATCTTTAGGATAAGTACGACCATTCTTATTTTTGACACCCCATTTTTGAAGAATACAGTTAATTAAAACGGGTTCGTTTGGTTTAAGTTCAAATCCTTCATTAATAAATTGTGGATTTAAGTCAGAATTAATATATCCCGCATCATGTTCGATCAGAATACCGAATCCGGTCTGACCCGGCTGTAATATTTTACTTTCAACAAGTTGAAATATGCTACCCATATAAGAATATCTTTATTATAAATAGTTTAGATTATCGTTTTATTTCAACAATAACCTTTGGCTGTGATTCTTTTATCTTTTTCTTATCATCAACATCGATATTTTCAACGAAAATATATGTTTCCTTCTTTATCAGAATATCGTTAAGAGTCGCATTAATTTCCCTTAATTTTTCTAACTTAGTCATACTGAAAGTATTAATCTTTTGGAGTAATTTTTTCAACCTTTTCACGGATTTCTTCCAATGTTTTTAATATTTTTTCAGATTCGTTCTTTTCAATTTTGTCATTTAAATCCAATAACATGGATACTCCATTTAATACGTGCAATGTTTCTCTCTCACTTTCCATCCATTGACGTGTACGTTCTTCTTCATGTTTAAGCATTTCAACTCTAATCTTTTCAAGTGTATCACCATGATCTTTTCTTATTAAATCAATTCTTGATACATATTGCTGTTGTAATAATTTGATTTCTGCAGTCTTTTTTCTTAGTGCTCTCATTGCAACTATAATAGACACCACATAAAATATTGTAGTCGTAGCAATCATTCCAATAATAAGATGTTGATGGGCATTTGTTGCTGGCTCTATAATTTGTAATAATATTGATTGAATTAGCATCGTTTTTAGTTTCATATAAATAGTTCTAAAAACTCAATCGGATTTTATTATTTTTATATATTTTTTATACTTCTGTATTTATAGTAAAAATCAAAAGAATGCCAGATAACATAGTAGTAAATAATGGAAACGTATTATTGATTGACCCTAATTTGGTTAATGTCAATCCAAATATGACCAATGCAATTCCTCAGTATCAAGATATGTTCATATTTGCTGAATTAACGGCAACAAGAAGAGCAAGAACAGTATTGGTTACAGGAATACAAGGCAGTGGTTCATATACAACCGAAAATACTGGTGCAAATAAAGCAATATCGGTAAACTTTTTAGGAAATAATCAAGACCCCGAATCGCCTAATTATTTGAGATTTACAACCAATTGGTATGACGGCAGTACTGGCGATAGGACACAATTCGAAGGTTTTGGTATTGGAAGTATTAAAGTTGTAATTAATTCATCATTTGTACCACAAGTAAATATACAATTCATTGATTTAAGAGGTTTGGCGTTCTTCAATCAGGAGAATTCACCATATAGAACTATTTTTGATTTTCCACCGCCAATATTCACACTTAAAATTAAAGGATATTATGGCAAAGCATTGGAATATCAACTACATCTTGTTAAATATACTACAGAATTTAAAGCAGAAAACGGAAATTTCATAATCGATGCTCAATTTGTTGCTATGACATTTGCACCATTAGCCGATATACTATTTAGATATGTTGTAAACTTTCCATTGATGTCAGGCGGTACTTCAATGAATCCAAGTTCAAGTCAAGCACCACAGAATACATATGATTTAATATTGAAATTAAAAAATCTATATTCGGGACTTACTGATAAACTAAAAAGCAGTGGTGATCAAAAAACATATGATAATATTATTGCCGAAATTAGCAGTATTGACGAATTACTAACATCATTATCATTTTTTAAAGAAGATAGTGGATTAGGCATTCAAGGAACACCTATTTCTCTTGTAAGTTCATTCAATAGTGTAACATCAGTTTTGGATATATCACCAATTGCTTCAATTGGTGATTATAATAGTGTTATTGGTATTTCTGCGGATAGTGGCGTGCCTGAGAATATAAATCAAAGACTCCTGATCGCATATCCAGGAAGTGTTTCGGCTCAAACAACACCATTTTTAGGCATAACACCTAATGATAATATGATTAATGCATTAAATGTATATAGACAAAAACTACTTACAAATCCAGTTGCTAATTTAATTGTAAATGAGAATGATATTCCAAAGTCTAAAGTAATTGCAGGTACTAATGCACCAAATTTCGTTACTGTTAACAATAATAATTATGTTTCATTAGATGTAACATATTATTATACAAAATTATATAAGAAAAAAATCGACTTGCAGAAACAAAAAACTGCAGTAATGAATCAATTAAATACTATCATAAATAACATGATAGTCCAAAATTTGGGCATGATGCCAACAATTTATAACATATTCAAAGTAATATTGGATGATGTTGATACTTTCTTCAGAACCTTAAGACAAACATCATTTAAAGCAGAAACTGAACATCATGTTAAGCATAGATCACAAATACTTACAGACAATTTTAAAGATGTTGGTGGTGGTAATAATGAAACAATATATGCATTTCCATTAGTTATACAACGAAAAAAAGAACAATGTGCTATTAAAGAAATAAGAATAGCACCGATTGATTTAAGTAATAGTATTGTTGGCGATCCATTTCCAGAATTAGTTTTGGTTCAAAAATTTATTGATAGTTTTATAACACAAAGACAATTAACTGAACAGGCAGAAATGAAATCAGCACAAAATGCTGATGGTACATACAAATGGATTCCAATATCACCACTTGATTCAATTCTTGGAACACCAGAAAACAAATCACCATATTATGGTGTTGATTCCACTGGTGGTGGA